TTCCACAAAGATCGGGGATCGCCTACCCCTGATTTTCTATTTCTGCTGCAGCTCGTCGCAACAAGCCCTCTAGCGCGGCCTTTACCGTTTGTCGGCGGACCTCGTCGCGGTTGCCGCTGAAGTGCGCCAGTTCCGCCGTGACCTCGTCGCCAACGCCAAAAGCCAGCCACACGGTGCCCACCGGTTTGTCCGGCGAACCGCCGTCCGGCCCGGCCACACCGCTGACCGCCACGGCAAATCGCGCCAGGCTTTTTTCCTGGGCGCCACGGACCATCGCTTCCACCACTTCCTGGCTGACGGCGCCCACTTTGGGAAACAACGTCTCCGGCACATTCAACTGCCGGGTCTTCTGACGATTGGAATAGGTGACATAACCCGCCTCGAACCAGGACGAACTCCCCGGAATCCGCGTGATCGCTTCGGCAATACCGCCGCCGGTGCAGGACTCGGCAGTGGTGACATGAGCATTGAGCACCTGTAAACGGCGTCCCAGTTCAGCGGCCAGTTGAGTGATTTCCTTCACGGTCGTCTCCGGAGATAGGCAGGGGATTCGTCTACCCTACAGCAGCCCATCGGCCATGCAAGTTACAGATTGCATCAGGAGACTAAAGCGCGGGTGAAACGCCTAACACCGCCTGCGCCCGCGCCCACAACCGCAAGCGGTCCTCCAAGCCATTGAGCCCACCGTTGATCCGTCGCGTAATGGTGTTGAACTGGTCTTTGTCAGCCAGTTCATTCAACCCATTGCTCTGCCAGAACCACGCAGCGGATTCGCATGCCCATTGCGCCTGCTCCAACAAGTGCGGGTGCAGCAACAACCGCTCATCGCCGAATACTGCGCGGCTGCACGCCAGGTAATTGCGGCGGCCCGTCACCTGAATCAACCCCCTCCCCCGGTACTTCTGGCCATCGCCGTCCGCCTCGGGGCTATTGCCCAGGCGGACGGCCAAAATGCCGGTGTCGTATTGACTCAAATATTGATCACTGCCGAGTTCACGCACGTAACGCAGCTCGCCGGACTCATGGGCGATTTGTGCGAGAAAGGCCGCGATGCGCCGAGGACTGTTGATCTCGTATCGCGCACAAGCGGCATTTAGCGCGGGCAAAAAAATGCCCGCTCTCAGACGGGCTCCAGGCATGATTTGAATCAATTCCTGCAGTGTCATTAACATCAGCGCCCTCCCGAAAACACGCTATATCGACAATCCACCCGCCGTGATCGCACTGCGGTAGCCCGTTGCCGGGTCCCCCTCGTTCACCACCTTGGTGATCGACCATAGCCCCTGCATATACAAAGGCCAGGTTTCATCCAGCCGCAACAGACCTTCGGCGGCCAATAACGGGTTGCCAGGGCAATCGACCTGCAACTCCAACCCTTCACGGCCGACGCGGCGCAACTCAGCTTCGGCCACGGCGCGAGCCTCGGCTTCGTTCTGGCAACGCTGGCGCAAGGTCTTGAACGGTGCAATACCGATCTGGACCACCTGCTGCTTGCCGCCGCCGCTGTCCCACCACGTCACGCGACAGCCCTGGTAGCTAGAGCGGGTATTCTCGTTCAGTACGGCAGCGATGAAGGCCTGGTCACCGGGACGGTTATCCTGGGTCACAGACAACTTCACCTCGGGCAATTGTTGCAGGGAAATCGACTTGACCTGCCCGGCTTCGGCCAACACATACAACTCGTTGAACGGCTTGGTGACCGCGCAGTAGCGCCTGGCAAGGCGGGTGATGAACGCCATGTCACTCTCATTGGACTGGTCGACATGGGCAATCGCAATCCCCTCCAGTGACGCGGCTACGCGCGGTGAAAAACCATGCCGGCTGACCAGTTGCCGAAACAGTGCGCCCAAGGTCGTCGGACCATGACTGGCGGAACGGCGCTGGCGGTACTCACTCGGGTCCAAGCTGCTGAAAGGTGCTGCCGTGGCAACGATCATCAAGCGCATGGGAAACAGCACGGGGGTTCGCTGGGTAATCAGGAACTGCCCTTTCTCCACCAACCCTGACTCTTTATAACCAACGCGCAATCCGATCTTGCCACTCATGCTCGGCAGGCCTTCGAGCCCCTCGATATTCAGCGTCAGCTCCAGCCGATCCGACTCGATGCCCGCGGCGTCTGTGTGCTTCCAGCGCAGGATGCGTTGATTGAGCAGTGCCGCGTTGGCACCGTAAAACTCCACGATTGGCGTAAATCCCTGTGCCATGCAGCCTCCTTAATCCCACGCCAGAACGGGGCGTACCGCGACCGGCCGCGCTTGCATTTCCGGCACGATCACCCAGACTCCCGCCGGCAGCGCCGGGCCATACTCGGCAAGCGTGGGGTTCAGGCGCCACAGGGTTTCTTCAGCCACATCATCGCAACGCCCCAGCTCGCGGTAGAGCAGCAGGTTGACCGAGTCACCGGCGATACTTCGTACTCTACGCATTGACAAATTCCTCCAGTTCAAGCGTCCAGGCCATCACCATCGCAGTGCCGTCATCGATCACGTTGCTCTGGTTTTCCACCACCGAATTGATCCGCCACAGGCCCCAGTTACGGCCGATTCCATCGACCAGCGGCAACGGCGCCCGCAGACCTTGCAGGGCACGCAATTGATCCAGGCGTTGCATACCGATGCCGTACATGGCCGTACCACTGAACGTGAGTTTTTCCAGCCTCTGGCCGCTCTGTCGCGACTGCGGCTTGCTGGCGATAATCGCGAGATCGCTCCAGCCGCCGTCGCTGTTTCGGACCAGCGAGGAATAGGCAAACCCTCGGGACAAACCAAAGATGAAATCACCCAACACCATCTGTTGTCGCATCAGTCACCTCCTGGATCGGCGAGTGCCGCGTTGCGTCGAATTCCCAGCGAGTCCGTGAGCATCGGCACGCATTGCAATTGCAGGGCCTGGATAACCTGGCTGACAACCTGTCGGGCATCGGCAGGGTTCACACCAGTGATCTGGATACTGGGCGCGATGGAAACCTGAACGTTATCCGCGCGGGCACTGTTGAGTGCCTTGCTCACGCCACTCGGCGCCGGCAGGCGATCGCTGGGCCCGAACACCTTGTCACCCAGCCAGGCGCCAGCCTCACTGCCCAACAAGCCACCGATGGCACCACCGAGCACAGTGCCGGCACCGGGGAAAATCATCGTACCGATGGCCGCACCGGCGGATGCGCCGGCCCAGGCGCCACCGGCAGTACCCAGGCCGGTGGCGATGGCGTTGGCGTTGGCGTTGGCGTCACCGTTGCGTACACCCTGGACCACGTCGAGGGTGGCTGCGGCCGTCCTCAATGGCCCCAGCCGCCGGATGCCGACGGATTGAAATGTGGCGAGAGCATCGGCCAAGGCACCTGCGGGTACGTTTGCCAGGTTGGGCGTGGGCACTGCAACGCTAGCCCTGGCATAGGGTTGGGGGCTTTGCGAGGTCACTCCCACATGAAAGCCGTTTGACGAGCCACCCAAGGCCTGGCGACTTTGCTCGTACAGATTGCGCCCCCCTGTGCTGCGCCCTCCGATTTTTTTGCGACCTTTGTACTGCTTGGCTGCCGAGTCGATGACCAGATCAATGGCCTTTTCTACGACCTTACTTTTCAGCGTATCCCACAACTGCGCGCCAGCCGCCTTGAGCGTGCCCACCACCTCACCATCCGCGGGCTCCTTGGGCTGATCCTTGCCCGAACTCGCGGCGACATCCGCGGCCTTGGGCATCAGCGCATCGCTGTTGATGAACAGCGTACTGTTGAGTGTCTCCAACGTCTCGCGCAGCCGCACTTGTTCCTGGGTCAACGCGTTGATGTCCACACTCAATGTGAGCAACGCAGAGCGCAGCTCCAACGGCGGCTGCGGGCCAGCGTCCAGGCTCAGGGGCGGCGCAGCGCTTGTGGAAAACGGTGCCAGCACGTTGCCAAGGTCCGCGTCGCCGACCATCCAGCGCAAGTCCTCCTGGGCGAGCCTTGTCCCATATTTTGTTTCTTGCATCCCGCTCTACTCCTGTTTAACGCCAAGGCGAGTGATCGCGATGTCGTAGCGGCGCATGGCTTTGACGGCATCCCATTCCAGGATCTCCGCTTCATTGACCGAGTAAACCAGCGGCACCACATCGAGGATTACGTCGATGTCGCGTTGCGAAAGAAGGCCGCCGGTTGATTTAAAAAATCGTCGATGCGCTCCTGCAATTCGGTCCAGTCGGGCACACTCAGGCCGGCGAGGTCGGGGATCATCAGCCCGGTGCAATGGGCGGTAATGAATTCGGCTCGCTCTTTGGCAGTGGCGAGTTTTTTCATCACTTTGGTCGCGCGCAGGGCGGGCATTTCCAGTTCGAGTGCGGTATGGGTGCGGCCGGCGGCATCGACCGGCAGCAGCAGTTGCACGGGATGTCCGTGGCTCGATTGCGCCTGCTCGTCGAGGAAGAACGACGCAGGACGTGTCGACATTTCATGCACGTATTGGGCGATGGTCACGTAGTCCGGGCGTTTGAGTTGGTCGAGCTCTTTTTCCGACAGGCCGGTGGCGAGTTTCGCCAGTTCAAAGAACTGGTCGTCCTCGTCCTCACCGGCCCGGGCCAGCGCGTCTTTTTGCGCGGCGTAGTACAACGGCTTGAGTTGAACCTGTTCAATCGCCGCGCCAGTGTCGGCAGTGATCGGCGAGAGCAGGCGGTGTAACGGTGGCATCCAGGCCATGGGGCAATTCCTTGGTTAACACGTTGTAGAAAAGGGCAAGCGCAGCCCCCTGTGGGAGCCGGGCTTGCCCGCAATGCAGACGACTCGGTACCTCAGGCTGACCGAGGTGTCGCTATCGCAGGCAAGCCAGTTCCCACACTGACCGCGCCCACTTCAAGCCATGGTCGTTATCAAGGCATCAGCACAGCGCGGCGCGCATCGCCAAGGATGTCGACGCCATTGAGCACGAACTTCTGGGTACGTACGTCGATGTCGATCACCGGAATGCCGTTTTCCAGGCGGGTATAGGTGCGGCAGGACAGGTCCAGGGTGGTGATGGCTTTTTCCCCCATTTTCAGCTTGCCCTCCTCCAGGGATTTGAGCTTGCCGCCGACCGTGTGGTAGGTGAAATAGGTCTTGCCGTCCTGGTCCTGACCGGCTTCACGCACGTTCAACAGGATGTCATCGCCCAGGCGCACACCCAGGGCCAGCATGATTTCCGGGCCGGCGCCTTGCAGGATCAACTTGGCGCTGAGCACCTTGCCGCTCTTGGCCATTTCCTCGGCGATAAAACGCCCGCCGGACATGGGCTCCATATCGAACTCGATCTTCGGCGGGTTGAACTCTTCCACCGTCGCGGACAACGGCAGGCCTTGAAGGGTGGCCGCAAT